GCCGAGGAAGCGAAGCGGCTGATGGACTTCATCGAGGCGCGGCAGGCAAAGGGTATGCCGATTATCCTGCCCGGCGATCTGGTCGAGGTCGCATCTCTGGATCCCGAAACCGGCGCGCCAAACGTCGTGTTTAAGACCAAGCACTGGCGCGATATGACGCTGCCGGAACTGCGTGGCCTGCGGGACATGGCGGACAACCTGTACAAGGTCGGGCGCGACAGCTCTCAGGAAGCAAGGCAGGCACGACGACAGCGGGGCGAAGAGCTGGCTGACGGGATACTTAGCGCAACCAGCCGCCGGCGCGGTTTTGGCGGAAAAGACCCCAAGGCAGTCCCGACGCGGAGAGATAAGAAGAAGGTTTGGAACAAGCACACCTACTTCGCCGCGCACCGCAAAATGGAAAGCATGCTGTATCAGCTCGACGGTTTTAAGGACCTCGGGCCGATGTACCGTGCTGTCTTCGAACAACTGGCGCGAGCGTCCGACGTCAAAACGCAGCTTGTCGATAAAATTCAGAGAGACTACGCCGACGCCGCCGCTATCTACGACCCCAAGACGCGGAGAAGTTTCGGTAAAGAGAGCACGCGTGTGCCGATCAAAAGCCTTGATAATGCGACGTTCACCCGCGAGCAGCGCGTCACGATCGCGTTGAACTGGGGCAGCGAGAGCAATCGCGAAGCACTGCTCGAAGACCGCGATAAGAAGAAAATGTTCGGGGCGCTTTGGAACGAAGAGAGTATCCAGGAAATACTGGAAACGCTCGACGACGCTGACTGGGCGTTTGTTCAAAAGCTATGGGCCGACATAGACAGTTACTGGGAAGACGTAACGCTGAAAGACGGGTCGGTCATCCGGGGCGTTAAATCTCTTGAGATGGATCAGACGGGCATAGCGCCACCGAAAGTCGAAGCGAGCCCGTTCGTTGTGGGTGAACGCGAATTGCCGGGCGGATACTACCCGCTCATATACGACAATATGGTCGACTCACGTTCGGCGAAAGAAACCGAGCAGGACCTGATGAACCGTTTGCAGGCGGGCGGGTTCGCGCGCGCCGCAACGAGCCACGGCTTCACGATCGCGCGTGTCGGTTCCGGCGGCCGATCCGTCCGTGATGATTTGGACGTCCTGTTCGCGCATCTCGATGAACTGAGCCAGGATCTCGCATATCGAGAAGCTATTCAGCAGGCTGCCGAGGTGTTCGGCAACAACGATGTCCAGGACGCCATCCGGTCGACAATGGGTGAGTCGTTCAGGAAAGCTCTCGAAAGTATTTTGCTACAGACCGCGAACGGTAATCTTAATAACGCTGATATGGCGTGGGCCAGTCGCTGGGCGCGTGGCGCGCGGCTGAACATCACGACCGGCGTAATGGGGCTAAATATTCGTTCCCTGCTCACCCAGCCACTGGGGCTGACGCAATCAGTTACGCGCATCGGTGCAAAGACCGTCGGTAAAGGTGTCGCGTGGTTCTTCGCAAACCCGTCGAGAATTAACGAGAACATCAAAACGATACACGAGCTTAGCCCATACATGGCGGACCGCGCACGGACCATGACGCGTGAGCTTGATGAGATGACGAGCAGCACCGCTCGAGAGCGGAAACTGGATAAGATCCGTGCCTATGGTTACGCGCCGATGGTGTTCCTCGATGTCCTTACGGTTGCGTATCCAACCTGGTGGGGCGCCTACGACAGCGCCATGAACGGGAAAGTCGACGGAATTGATGACGCCGATGAAAAGTCGGCAATCCTGTACGCCGACAATATCGTGCGTGTGACGCAGGGATCTGGCGGCGCGCAAAACCTGTCGACGATCCAGATGGCAAATGAGTGGGCGAAACTGCTCTCTATGTTCTACGGCTACTTCAATACGACCTATAACCTCCAGGCGGAGGCGTGGGCGAAGGCCAGGGCAGATGGTTCGTCCGTGCCGCGGGCGTTGCTCAAGCGCGAGTTCATTGGACAGACGATAATGCTGCAACTTATTCCGGCGGTGCTTGCCGGATTATTGTTGGAGCAGTATCCCGACGAGGATGAAGTCGAAGAGGATCCCGCTTACGCATGGTCGAGCTGGACTTTAAAACAGCTTGCCAATCACGCGTCAGGGCAGCTCGTTATTGTTCGAGATGTCGTCGGGGGCATTACCTCACCCTTTGGCTACTCGCTCACCCCGGCAGAAAGCTACGGCGAGGCGCTTGTCGATTTTGGCAAAACTACCGTGAAAGTGCTTGAGCCGTTGTTTACGGAAGACGAGGACTTTGAGTTATCGCCCGCGGCTGCGAAGCGCCTTGCACGCGCGATGGGAAATCTCGGAGGTATACCGGGGACATCTCAGATCGTTCGCACGGGCGACTATCTCTACAAGTTTAGCCAGGACGATTTGAAACGAGATCCGGAAAACGTCTACGACTTCTTCCGCGGGGCAGTGATGCTCGGCGATCGGTAAGGATAAACACATGATGAATTCAACTGCCCGGCCGGGCGACTGGCCGGGTTTTTTATTGGCCGGAGGTAACGCCAAATGACTGTCGCATCAGAAACAAACAAGGTCACGTACAACGGTGACGGGACGACGACCACGTTCTCAACGGCGTTCACATTCGCCGAGGACGCAGAGGTCAAGGTCACGCTCGTCGATAGCACGACGGGCGGCGAGACCGCGTTCACAAAGGGTACACAGTACACCCTGACGGGCGCCGGTACAGGTGCTGCGGGGACCGTGACAATTGTCACGTCACCGAGCGACTACACGCCGGCAAGTGGCAAGAAGCTGGTTATCCAGCTCGCACCCGATTTTCTCCAACAGACCGACCTGCCGCGCGGCGGCACTGTCTCACCAGCCGATACCCTGGAGCCGATGCATGACAGTCGCGTCCGCCAGATCCTTCGGTTGAAGGACGAGCTCGACCGCGCAATCAAAGTGCCGATCGATGAGACGACCGCGCCGAACCTCCCGAACGTGACGTCTCGCGCTGGCAAGATCCTGACCTTCGACAGCTCCGGCAACCCGGAGGCAGGTGACGAGATCGGTGACTACAAAGGGAACTGGGCCGCGTCCACGTACTACGCGAAACGTGATCTGGTGAAGGACACGTCCACGAACAATATCTTCAGAGCTAACACGTCGCACACCTCCAGCGGGTCGCAGCCTTTAACGTCGAATACCGATGCCGCCAAATGGGACAAGATCGTCGACAGTGAAGCTGCGAGCACATCGGCCACTGCGGCGGCGGCGAGCGCTACGGCGGCCGCGTCATCGGCGACAAGCGCGTCCACCAGCGCGACGACCGCGACCACCCAGGCATCTACAGCTACAACGAAAGCATCAGAAGCAGCGACCAGCGCGACAAACGCTGCATCGTCGGAAACCAGCGCGGCGTCATCCGCTACTACCGCTACGACGAAAGCATCAGAAGCCTCGACCAGCGCAACGAATGCTGCATCGTCAGCGACCAGCGCAACATCTTCGGCTTCGACGGCCACGACCAAAGCCTCGGAAGCCTCGACTAGCGCAACAAACGCTGCGTCGAGCGCAACAACCGCGACCACCCAGGCATCAACGGCTACAACGAAAGCATCGGAGGCAGCTACCAGCGCTACCAATGCGGCGACGAGCGCAACGGCAGCGGCATCAAGCCAGACAGCGGCGGCCTCAAGCGCCACATCTGCCGCGTCATCGGCTACTTCTGCGGCCTCGTCGCTTAGCACCTTCCAAGGTCAGTACCACGGCGCAGCAAGCAGCGATCCGTCGAGCGGCCTTGATGCGGGTGATCTGTATTTCAACAACTCGTCAAACGTCATGCGGGTCTACAACGGCTCGAGTTGGCAAGACGCGGCCGTTGATGCTTCGAGCTTTTTGACTGCTTCGGACAACCTCAATTCATTGAGCAACAAATCGACCTCGAGGACAAACCTCGGTGTAGCGATTGGTTCTGACGTGCAAGCATTTGATGCTGACACGCTAAAGGCTGATACGGCAGATGTTTTGACGGCTGGCTTTGCGGCAACAGTTCATGATCTTGGAACGATCTCGTCTGGAACTACAACACTCAACGAAGCAAACGGGAACTTACAAAAGTGCGTCAACGGCGGCGCGTTCACTCTGGCACCGCCATCAAATAGCTGCACCATTGTTTTGCAGATTACAAACAATGCGAGCGCAGGAGCCATTACAAGTTCGGGATTTACTCTCACCGATGGAGACACCTACAGCACTGGCAATGGAGATGACTTTTTCGCTTACTGCACGGTTGTCGGTTCGTTCAGTCATTTGACCATTAAGAAATTGAGCTAAGAAATGTTTATTCCTGCGGTCCAAGGTGGGCATGCAATTAACGACATTACGCTTGATATTACGTCGAACACGGCTGACGTAAATATTTTGTCGTTGGCAACTGCTGCTGGATACAACGCCGGAACTGACACAACGGCAATCATTCTTAATGTCGCTTCTGGTGTTGATATTACGGCTACGTCAGGCAATCCCGGGATTACTACTGGTGCGCTAAACGCTGGTTCGAACTTGACGATTAACATTGAAGGCAGCGTTTGCGGGGCTAATGGAGCTAACAACGCGTCCTCTGGCGGCGCAGGCGGCGCGGGAACCGACGCGATTAAATTCGACATTAGTTCGGGCACCGGCACCTACGAAGTGATTATTGCCTCGGGATCTACCGTGGGAGCCGGTTCGGGTGGCGGCGGGGGCGGAGGGGCAGGAGGCTCTGCCGGAGCACGGCTTACTGCAGTCTTCGATGGTAAAGGTGTTCTCAGTTGTCAAAGTCCCAGCCAATACGGCAGCGCAGGGTCGCAGGGTGCCAATGGCAGCGGAGGTACTGCCTGTAGGGCGCAGGCCGGTAATGCTGGCTCAACCGGATCGAGTGGAGGATATCCGGGTGGTCCTTGTAGCATCACAGTCGGTGCTGGGTCAGGGTCCGCAGGAGGTGCTGGAGGCTCCCCAGGCAAAGCTGTCAATTTTAACGGCAATACCGTCAACGTCACAAACAATGGAACACTCTACGGAGCGACAAGTTAATGGAAGTTCTCATTCCTTTTTCGGGTGGTATCAACAGCACTTATGCACTTTACCGCTGGCTAACCGAAACTGATCATAACATTACAGCGATCTACGCTATTGAAAGCTGGGTCGGCGTCAAAAACGGCGACAGTTGGAGGCAATCGCGAGAGACAACGGCCGTTAATAATATGGTCGAGTGGCTGAAAACAAACTGTAGAGAGTTTACTCTTGAGCAGAAAAACGACTGGCCGGTTACCGTCGAAGACATGCGGCCTATTCGGGATGGTTTTACGCAACTGCAGAATTACGGCATCGTTGTTGCGCGTTATCAGGGCTACTCCAACATAATCGACGCTCTTGAACCTGACATTTTTGTGCCGGGTTTAAGCGTGGAAAACACCGCAACCGATTGCCATCCAGCATTGCGTCAAGTGTGGCTGCGCGACGGTATGCAAGTCTGCTACGCCGGCACCCGAGACATGAGCGCAACGCCAAACGAGCCATTTGATTACGAGGTTGTTGCGGCAAACCTGTCCGGTAGGTTTGAACAGCTTGAGTCAATCCCCGATGACCTTCAAGCGTTGATGGCAAACAAATGCGATTGTGATCGATCCGAATGGGAAAAGTTCGCGTGTCTGCCATGCGGGTGGCAAAAATCTCGCGAAGCGTTGTCTCATATGACCGGCAAAGAATTTGATGAAATGTTTGCTGAGTACGGCTCCTACGGCGCGTGGCGAAACGAAGCAGACCCAGCGACCTACACATATCGCGGTTTTCCGTACAAAAAATTCGCAGAGATTATAGGCGTCCCTGACAACGTGGTGTTCGATTGATGATGGGCCGCTGTCTTCTTCTTTTTCTTGTGTTGGTAGTTGTTGCTGCTTTTTTTGTGCGTTCGCCGGTCGCTCACGAGCTGCCGTGTTTTATGAAAGAAAGCTCGGCACTCGAGAGCCTCGCTACGACCCGCGGCTACGGTCTCGCTGAGGAGGGGCTGATCAAGCTCGGCGTTAACACAAACGGCACATTCATCTTGACCGTCTCGCCGCCGGGTCAGCCGATCATCTGCATATTCGTCATGGGTGAGAACTGGGAGTGGGTGATACCGAAACTCCCGAACAAAATCTCGGAGCGTGCAGATGACTGATCAAAAGATTGTTATCGATGCTGCCGCAGTCGGCACCGGCCTCGGTTCCTGGCTCGCACTACTGCCTGATGTCGCGGCACTGTTCTCGGTCATCTGGCTCGCGATACGGATCTGGGAAACGGAGACCGTGAAACGTGTCACGGGTCGCGGCACGGAATAATGTTCGACGATCCTCGACTTTTAATATCTCTCGGCACCACCCTCTGTACCCTGGCGGCAGCATTCGGGGTCATACGCTGGGAAGTGCGTAACCTGAATAAAATTATTTCGGATATAGAGGGCCGTATCCGCGCTCTCGACCGGGCTACCGATAAGCAAGAAGTCGAGCTCAGCAAACACGCCCAGTCTCTGACCACCTACGGAGAGATGCTCTCCCCGAAAGAGCGGGAGAACCGGGCCATGATGACAGCAACCATGCAGCGGGACATCGAGTACCTGAAGCAAACCACGGCCCATTTATCCAAACTCCATAACGGGCAGCACGTGCCTGTCTCGAATACAAGGAACGCAGAATGACTGATGATAATATCCCCGACCGCGGCGCCTATCAGGTTAACCGGCGGCGCATGTGCTGGTCAGCGCTTGCCATGATGCTGGCAATGCTTCTTGCGATGTTGGTAAACCCGGAGAAGTACGGAAGCCTCGCTGCATTCGATATGGCCTTCATGTCGCTCAGCGGCCTCGTGGCGGTCTACTTCGGCGCGACCTCGTACACTCAGGCCAAGCGCAAATGATCGCGCTTCTGGGCACGCTGCTTGGCTTCGGGACGTCGATCGTCCCGGAGGTCCTCGGCTACTTCAAACAGAACCAGGCGAATAAGCAGGAACTGGCGATGCTCGAGGCGAAGGCCAAGTACGCGGCGCAGCTCTCGGATTTGAAAATCCAGGAGCTGGACGCGCAGGCAGAGATCGCCGAGACGGCAGGGCTATACGCGCACGATCAATCCCTCGATGCCGGCGGCTTCGTGAACGCGCTGCGTGGCAGCGTTCGTCCTGTCATCACCTATATGTTTTTTCTTCTCTTCGCGGCAATCAAGGGGTCGATGGTCTACGCCATGATCGCCCACCAGAACATCGACTGGTCGACTGCATTGATGAACGCCTGGGACGATGAGACGACGGCGATCTTCAGCGCCATCATGGCGTTCTGGTTTGGCAACCGTGCGATGTCGAAAGCCCGCGCTTATCAGATGGAGAAACGGAAATGATTTCGGAAAACCTGGTCGACAGCATCAAGCGCCACGAAGGCTTCAGTTCGACAGTTTACCGGTGTGCGTCGCAGGTACTTACCATCGGCTTTGGCAGGGCAGTGGATCCAGACGAGGAGGGCACCGGCATCACCGAAGAAGAGGCGGAGATGCTTCTTGAGAACGATCTCAAGCGCTTCGAGGAGTTCACGAAGGACGTGCTCGGTGACACGTGGCACGTGTTGGATCAGGTCCGCCGCGAGGCGCTGATCGAGATGTGCTTCAACATGGGACCGGGCAACCTCTCTAAGTTTAGGATGATGTTGGCCTGCCTGGCGCAGGCAGATTTTGAGGGCGCCGCCGACCAGGCGATCGCGTCCCGCTGGGCCGATCAGGTGGGCCACCGCGCTGTCCGTATCGCTGGAAGGATCCGCACCGGATCATATGATTGATTGTCGGCACATTTTT